TAATGCCAATGGTAAGAAGACTTTATCCAAACTTAATTGCTAATGAATTATTAGGTGTTCAGCCAATGTCAATGCCTACTGGATTTATCTATGCATTAACTAACCAATATACTGGTACTGATAATAACAAAGCTAATCCAAATGCTGGACAAATTATTGCTCTTGCTGCTGATGATCATGGTCTTGTTGAAGGTGACTTAATTGGTACTAATGATACTACTGGTGCTAGTAACACTATTAAAGTTCTTTATGTAGAAGGTGAATTAGTTCTTGTAACTGGTACAGGTCTTGTTGCTACTAATGTTCTTTATGATGATACTGCTACTCCGGTTGCTGTTACTTCAGGTGTTGTTGGTTCTGTATATACAAATGAAGCTTCATTTGGTAAAATCTTAAAAGGTTATACTGGTACTTATACAACTGCTCAGGCTGAACAACTTGGTAAAGACATGAGAGAAGTTGGTTTCTCAATTGCTAAAAAATCAGTTGAAGCGAAATCTAGAGCACTTAAAGGTCAATATACTGTTGAGATGTATCAAGATCTTAAAGCACAACATGGTATGTTAGCTGACGAAGAAATTATGTCACTTATGTCTTATGAAATGCAAGCTGAAATTGATCGTGAAGTTGTTGACTTTGTTAATGATAACGCTACTCAAGTTGCTAACTCATTTGGTTTCACTGCTGATAGTACTGATGGTACTGGTAGATGGGAAATTGAAAAATATAGAAGAGAAGTAATTAAAATTTCTCAAGAATCTAAACAAATTGGTCTTGACACTAAACGTGGTTCTGGTAATACACTTGTTGTATCTCCAAAAGTTGCTACAATGTTAGAGCAAGTAGGTTCATTCAAAACTGCTCCTCAAGCATCTGGTGTTATTTCACCTGTAAGTGGTGGTGTTGCTGGTACATTTGACGGAAAATATAAAGTAATTATTGACCAATATGCTACTTCTGATTACGCTACTGTACTTTACAAAGGTGCTGATAGAAGAGATGCTATGGGATTCTTTGCTCCATACGTTCCAATGTCATTCACAAAAGTTACTCACGCTGACTCAGGTCAACCTGCTGTAATTGCTAAAACTAGATATGCACTTGATACTATTCCTGGTATTTCATCTGCTACTTCTAATGATAGAGCTAAAACATATGCAAGAAGTTTCGGTGTTAACTTTGCTAACACTGCTTTAGCTTAATCGCTAAAGTTCTTCTTACTTAAGGTTATCTTCGGATAACCTTTTTTTGTTTAGTTAACTAAACTATACCAATCAAATACTTTTATTCCTTTTACTGCATCTTCAATTACACTAACTTTTTCATATACTAATTCATTTGTTATTTTTTCGTTATTAAGTGGTGATATTTCTGGTAATGTTTCTTCTAAATGAGTAATAAAATCTTGAATTTCAATTTCAAAATTATCCATAACTTTTTTATGTGTTACCCATCTATTTCTATAAAAGAATTCTTTATAGATATAACCTAGTACCTCATCACTGAAACCTCTTGGTTTTGTTTTTTTAATATCACTAAAAGGCAGAACTCTACCTATTTTACCACCATTTAAACCTGAACCTCTGTAAACAAATGCATATTTACCTTGAATTTCTAAAGCAAATAATTCCCTATCGTAGTAATGTACTTGTGCTAGTATTTTGTATTCCATTTTTAATCCTTTGAATTCTTAAAGATAAATCTTTTTATTGTGTACCATAATGAGGGTTCAAAATTACTACAATTATTATTTTTATTTAACTCACTCGGAGATACTTTGAAACTATAGTAATAATCATCATATCCGATTATAGTTAATATATTTGATTGATGCTCACAGGCTGTATTAGTATCATTAGAATGTTTACAATTTGTACAGAAAATATTCATTTTACACCATCCCAATATTCTGAAAGTGTAATGTTAGGATTTTTCTCTATTTCACTGTGAGCGTTAAAATTAAAGAATATTGTTGTAAGAAAGAAAGACAATGCAGCAGTTAAAAGTATAGTTAAGAAAGTATTCAT